CCATCAGTATCAAAGCCGACAATCTCAAGCCATAGTTTGCGCTCAATCATAATGCACCATCCACTGAAATGCCTGCCACATTCAAAGCCTAGCTGATTATCCAGTATGCCCTTTTGCCTTACATCAGTTGGCTCATGTGGGCTAACTACAGGATTGTCAGCAGCAAGTAGGTTATGTAGCCAGCCATTGGTAAACTCTAGGTCATTATTGGCTATCATAATCCACTCAGCAGTACCCATTGCAGCGCCGTCATTGGCAAACTTATTGTAATTAAACTTTTCGCGAGTATAGACGGTCTTAGCATCATGGTACTGCCCTACACCGCCCTCAATGACAATGATGTTGATAGGCAAGCCATTAGCACCATCTAAAGCAGTATCAATAGCCTTTTGGGTCATTTGACTGTCGCGGTAGCTCTTTATCTTGCTCAGTATGATTAGGTCTAGCACTGGCTTACCTTGGCGCTGCTTTGCCCGGTTGTATTTCCATGCTTGGGTTTCGGTAGTCTCAGCATTGTAGTCATAGTAGTAAAGCACCTTATCTATTTTGTGTTCAGTCTTTAAATGCGGCAGTAATACCTTGCCATAGCCTGCATCCTCACCATAAAGTAGGTGTGGAAAGCTAGACTTAAGCGACACAGCGCGCTTTACGCAGCAAATATGGTTAGGGATGCGAAAGTAACCATCTTTATGGTTGTAATCACGCCTATGGTCCTTAGAATAGTCACAAATCTTTGCCGGCTGGCGCTGGCTGGCAGGCGTAAGCAACATGATATAATTATTTTAAATAAAAGAATTGGAGTAGCATGGATGTCTTAATAAATGGTGAGCAGTACGTTAAAGCAAACACTAAGCCCTACTCAATAGGCATTGGTATAACAACACATAACCGTAACCCAATGGTACGCGACACGGTAGCCAAGCTGCAGCAGCACACACCAGGTGCAAAGATAGTTGTTGTTGATGATGCCAGCCAGATGCCGGTTAAGATCAATGGCGTGCAGGTCTATAGGTTCAATGAAAATGTAGGCATTGCCCGTGCTAAAAACAAATGCCTTGAGTTACTAAGCGACTGTGACCACCTGTTTTTGTTTGATGATGATACTTACCCTATAGCAGATGATTGGTATAAGCCTTACGTTGAAAGCCCTGAGCATCACTTGATGTATCTGTTTACCAGCTGGGCAAATGGTACGCCGGTTGGTGACGATGCAATACTGTACCAGGATAGCCAGCATAGGGCGCACCAACATGCCAGGGGCTGCATGATGTACGTTGATAGCGTGGCATTGGCTACTGTAGGCGGCATGGATGTGCGGTATGGCAAGGCTATGAATGAACACCTTGACTGGTCAATACGCATTCACAATGCCGGTCTTACTACCTTTAGATATATGGACGTTGCAGATAGTGAACAACTTATTTATTCAATGGACCAGCACCAAGAAGCCCGTACCAGTATAGAGAATAGGCAGCAATATAATGAGGGTAACAAGCACCTATTGGCTGAGGCTGAGGGGTCTGCTGCATTCATGCCCTATGGCAAAGATGTGGTGATTGCCTGCTACTTTGCCAATGTGTTTGATGTGCAGCGTGATACCACATGGAAGCCTGAGCTTGATGCTATTGAAAAGCTTAAGCAATCAGTTGAGGCACATGGTGTTGAGTTTGTGCTAATCCATAACTGCTTTGACCTGCCTAATAAGGTAGACATCACAACTACCCCATACTTTGAACGCTGGCTTAAAGAATGGCAGTATTTGCGTGACCGGCGCGACATTAACAATGTATTTGTGGTAGATGCCACTGATGTTGATATGGTGAACAATCCATTTGCTCACCTTGAGCCAAGCAAGCTATATGTTGGTGATGAGCCAGGTAACACACTCAATAGCCGGTGGATGGTTACCAGACACCTTGAGCCAAGCGTTAATAGATACCTAAGAGACAATGGCGCATTGCCATTGCTCAACTGTGGCGTTGTTGGTGGCAGCCGTAAGATGGTTATGGACTTATGCCGCGAAATGTACAGCTATCATGTTAATAACCCTCAAGACCTTACTGAAATGGGCATATTCAATAAGCTTGTATACACCAAGTATGCTGACGTTGTTGAGTATGGCAGGCATGTAACATCACTATTTAAGAAATTTGAGGTAAAAACAGATGCTTGGTTTAGACACAAGTAAAACAATCAATGCGTATTGGTGGAGACCACGCACTGGACCGCACAACTTTGGTGATGAGCTTGGTGCTATCATCTTGCGTAAGCTAGGCTTCAAGGTGCGCCGCACATCGTTTATTAAGGCTGAATACCTGCTGACCGGCACAGTGCTTGACCCTGCTGAAATAAAAAACCCTAATGCCGTTGTTATAGGCTCTGGTTCTGGGTATACCCATGATGCTGAACACAACTTTAAAGTATTAGCGGTACGCGGCAAGCTTACTGCAGACTGCCTTAAGGTAGATGCACCACTTGGTGACTTGGGGCTATTAGCCAGCCGTATATGGGTTAAGCAGCCAGCACAGTACAATATCGGCGTTGTGCGGCACTATGTTGACCAGGATGAGTACCCGTTTGCTGACATCGTTATTGATGCGACTGAGCCAGCAGAAGAGGTGATTAAGAAAATCAGCAGCTGTAGGGTTATTATGTCAAGCTCACTGCACGGTATCATCATTGCTGATAGCTACGGCATACCAAATATGCGTATTGCCAGGGATGATGTAATTACTGGTGATTGGAAGTGGCTGGATCATAAAAGCGCTCTAGTGAAGCCGTTGAATGATGTGCAAGATGGGCTAATAGAGGCATTGCGGCAGATATGAGAATATCAATAACCATAATGGCACACCCTAAGCGCCGTAAGCAGGCTGAGGCTCTATTAGTGCAGCTGGCACAGTACCCTTTCATACAGTGCTATATAACTTGGGATGAGGTAGGCGTTGAATGGCATACCGGCAAGAGGGCATTGCAAAAGGGAATTGGCATAGCTGATTGGCATGTAGTCATTCAGGATGATGCGCTGCTGACACCAGACTTTTACGCTAACATTGAGGGCGCTATAAAAGCCCTGCCGGTCAAAACACTGTTTTCACTATATACCGGTACAGCAAGACCGCTGCAGCGCCGTGTTAGTGACGCTGTGGCAAAATGCCGTGATGGTGAGTGGCTGCAGTCACATCAGCTGTATTGGGGCGTAGGCATCGTTATACCATCGGACCATATAGCACCAATGCTTGAATTTGTTGAGCCTATTGAGCTGCAGTATGACAATAAGGTGGGTGAGTTCTATTGCCAGAATGGGTTGCCGGTGTATTACTGCATTCCTAGCCTGGTCAACCATGATGATGATTTGGGTACGCTTTTAGCCGGTCACGGCAAAGATGTAAGCCCTGAGCCGCGTGTTGCCCATAGGCTTGCTACTGGACCGGTTACTTGGACCAGCAAAACACACTACATCTAACAACCACAAAAGCCGCGCCAGATGCCTCACGCGGCTTTTGTGTTTTAAACTGCACCTCACGTGCAATTGCTGGGCTGATGCTCATAACCACTTTGGCTGACACCCAGCATATTTTACGACATTAAGATTTTTTGCCAAACAGGGGTTCAAGTACCTTTGCCGCCTCTGTTTTTTCGGCTTTTTTCTTACATTGATAGCAAGTTGCCGGATCGTGGTGGTGAGCGCGTGCTGATACTTTTGCCAGGCACTCAGAATGGTATAGTTTTATTTCACTGCACCACAATGGCGTTTTTGGCGCACCATCCCAGCCAGCGTTGCTGTGATTGACCTGCTTGCCTTTACGACTTGGACCACCACACTCAGCACACCGCGTAAATAAGCGCCTGCGCCATTTGTATAGTATGGTTGGTGATATTTGCCAATGATGGATATGCCAAGCCCATGAGCGTGTGAAGCGCACAAAATTACCCTCATCGTCATAAATCTTGTTTTTGCATACAGTCAGCGCGTCTTTGTTGCCTGGCTCAATATGCCATATTTCAATTATTGAGTTATGGACACGGTGTTTAGTGCCATTGGCAAACTTAAGTGTTCGCCAGAATGGTGATTTTACTCTAAATGCTAATACTTCTGGGCTGTGCATGTTATTACCTCATCTATTCCTATATTGTTTTTCAAGTTCAGCGCCAACAGTGCCTGGTGGGTATGGTGTCTTGCCCTCACTAAAGCCGTAATCTGGCTTTTTGGCAGGTTGATATACAAACCAGATAAACTGCCCATCATACGCCCATTGCGGCGCACCAGGATGCTTGCGTAAAGCTTCTGGCGTACTCAGCTGGGCGTATAGGCTCATTGGTGGGAAGTCGTACATATTAGGCGTGCCAATAATGATTAGGTGATAGTGTGTAGTAAATTGCCGGTAGCCATAATACTAAGCCGCCAAACAATGCCCATAGTATGACACTGTGACCTTTTTGTATTCTGCTATAGTTTGCTTGCTTATTCATCGTTAAAATTCTCCCTCTTTGATTATTAGCGGTATTTGATATGTCCATGAATGGGTATCTTGAGCGCGTGGTATCGGGTCTGCACCGTTAATGCTGATTGTGCCAACATCCAGGGCTTTTAGTTCATCCAAACGCTCTATCCATTCCGGTATTAGCTTAAGTAGCCTAATGCAGCGCCCACGATCCGCCGCGTCACTTGGTGCTTGGCTGCCAAATGGACCGCCTTTTTTAACACCAGTGAAATACGCGCACATTGTCTCAGATGATATGCCGGTGTCACCACTCAGCGCCCATGCCAATGCACGTTTTTGTATGCTGCCGGTTGGTAACGGGTCTAAGCCACGCTTCAAGTATGCCATTGCTACTTTATAGGCAGTTGTTTTACCTGCAGCCTTTGGGGTAGGGTAGTGTAGCACAAAATCCTTTTCAGGGTTTTCAGTAATAAACTTAATTAGATTGACTTGGTACTCTGTGAGCTTTATGCCAAAATACTGCTCTGCAAAGCGCTCAATGTCATTCATCAGATCAGCCTACTCTGCTGCGCTGCAGCTGCGTTTACTGAGTAATTAGGGCGGATGCCAACCGGCTTGCCGTCAATGTCAAAATACTCAAAGCTTGTTTGCATAGTATCTTCACCGCGACAGACTTGCCCAAAGTTCACCAGCTCATCAGACTTGCTGACAATGCTGTTATTGCGGACCAGGACATAGGCAGCCAATTGCTTTTCACCACGTAAGAATGCCCAGCCGTTGCGTGTGATGCCCCAGCGCCCACGTATTTCTTTGCCATCATCGTCTAGCTGCTTAAAGATCAGCCCGTGTAATCGTAAATGGCTAAACCAGTTGTATTGCTTAAATTCGCTAGGCTCTGTGAAATCACGCACCATAAAGTCATTCTGCATGGTGGTCATTACGTGACCGGCGGCGCGTTTCAACATCTTAATCATCTGTTTATTAAGTAGCTCTTTGCGTGCCTGTGGTATACGTTGCCCACAGTGGTCACATTTTTCAATCTTGTTTGCCGGACTTGCTGCCGGTGGTATTACTTGTGGCATTTCTATAAACTCCTAATCTCTTTTTTAAGTTTGACCCTATCAGCGGTTGAGCTAACAAATTCATCTTTTAGCAGGCTGTAAGGTGTGCGGTATTCACCGTCTTTTTTAGTCTCTTCATCAATTACCTCTTGGTAGGCATCAGGTGTGGCGTATTTAAGCCCACCATCGTCAACAAACGGTATTTCAGCGTATTCAACACGCTCAACATGTTCAGCAATTTGGTCTTTATCCATAGTGCCTTTGGACCAGCGCCCATAGCGCCAGCTGGCATACTCACTTGCATGGGTAGCCCAAGACTTATAGTTGTTGCCTACGATGATCTTCACACCGTCTTTGAATATAATTTGGTACGTGCCGCGCTTTACGTTTTTACCCATATCAGTCCACAATCTTTCGTGTTAGCGTTTGAAAATCTTTAGTAAGCTCATCAGCCTGCACGTAGAATGCAGCCAGCTTTTCAGATAGCTCTTTATCCTCTGCCACAATAGCAACCTTAACGCCATCTTTGAGGTAGTGCGACACTTTCATTAAGTCGCTCTCAATCATGGTTAGGTATTTTGGCATTATGGCAATAGCATCGTCTTTTTTACTCATTACTTAATACTCCGTATAAAGTCAGTTATCTTAAACCACACTCTATCAAACAGCATTTGAGCTTTCCACATCCAATAGCCAACCTTACGCATCATGGTTGCACCTGACGTAAATATTGCTTTTCCATAGGGCTTGCTTGCGGTTGCTGTCAATACGGCTGATGATGCCACGCTTGGCTGTACGCTTGAATACGCCACCTAGTGCTGTGTAATCGTTTAAGCCATAGCCAGCGCTCTCTAAAAAGATAATGAGAATGTCACCAACAATATACTGGTTATCACGTGCCAGGGCTTCTACAAGCCTATCAGCGGCATCACGCCATGCTTGGCTTTTACCGTCCATCTGGCAGACCCTCCGCAAGTTTAATGACTGCATCAACATCATCACCAAATTTTACAGTGAGTAGTGTTTTGCCATTCCAATCACTATCATCAACCCAAAATGCTGCCACTTTGCCGTCAATCATGTCTTGCTTGCACCATTCGCTATTTAGCTGATTATCACATGGCTCAATAACGTGCAGATCAAACGGCACTACTAAATCAATGGTACGCTCAACATATTCTGGGTATACCGTGCCTGCATTATGCTCATAAGGTGCATCATCCCAGTCATCACCCCACTGTTTGCCGTTTTCACCAACATACAGCCGGACCAGGTTACCTTTACGTTCAATATCAATAATCTGGTTCATTCTATATCATCCTGTTGGCGGCGCACGCTGCCCTGCCATAGCACTTTGTTATCTTTGACGATCCTGCCGGACAGTATGTTTGTTGCTGGGTTTAAGTTCAGCTCAACATCATCAAATGGTGGCAACTTCTTAATCTCTTCAACCTTTGCCTCAAGACCGGCGGCTAGGGCTTTCATGGCGTTGCCAAATGAGCCAATAAAGGCAATCAATAGGACCGGTGACAAAATACCACCTACTATAGCCAGAGTGATTAGGAATGCTTGTAGTGCAGCATCCATATTACTTTTTACCTTTCGGCTTCGTTACGGTTGGTGCTTTGGCATCATCCATCAGGCGGCGTACAACTAGCTCAACCTGATCCATGTCTACTTTGGGCTTATTGTTAATGTTTTCAGCTATGTGCAATAGGCTGCAGGCAATGCTATCAAGTGAATGTGCTTGGCTAGACACTGAGTTGCGGCTGCTTAAAGCAATGTTTAATGATTTACGTGCCTGTTCTAATGGACTAGTTGCCATAACGTGCTAACTCCTCTTCTGTGGCTAGTGCCAGTAAATATGCTTCATCGCCGGTGTGTAGGTAGCCATCAATAGCGGTTAGGTTGCTCTTAATCAATGGGTACTGAACACCGTTATGCTGGACCACAAGCCTGCCGTCAATTACTTTGCCTGAAATGCCCATGTTACTTACTCCCTTTTTTGAGCTGCCTAAATGCAGCGTTTAGTGCCGCATCCTCTTTGAGTAGCACGCGGCGGTTTTTAATATCAGTTGCGCTGGTCACGTTTGCATCTGCAAGTAGTTTGACCAGCCTGGTTGCTTTGAAATAGCCAATACCCATAGCGCGGCTCAAATGTGCTGGGTATGGGTTGCCACTTCGGACCGTATGAATTACAGCCTGGGTGACATCCTGTTTGTTAAGCTTCTTGCCAAATAAATCTCTATAAGCTTTCATTGGTTGCCCTATCTAAAAATGTTGGATCAGTCAATGCTTCTAGCTTAATCGTCAGCTCTCGCAAATGCTGACGATTTTCGCGCCATTGCTTGAACAACTTTTTTATTCGGGCAGCCATATTAGTCTTTGACCTCCACCTTTTTATCAGTTGATTGTGCTTTTTTTGGCTTGACTGTTTGTATATCATCTTCAATGAATGCAGCAGCCAATTCACCGGCAGGCGCATTAAGCATATCGTCTAACTCATCGTCAGACAGCTCAGGCTTTTCAGTTGTTATTGATGTGGTTGGCTCATCTTTAACGCCAATCAAGCGTGCAACCTCTTTATTTGCCTTGCGGTAAATCTCAGCGCTGCCGGTCATTTTCTTATAATCCTTGTCACTCAGACCAACTAAGTAGTCAAGCACTGAATTATAATTTACTGGATCTTCCGGCTGCATAGCTGCTGGTATTTCGGGCAAAACCTTTGGTTTGCTTTCACCTTTAAATTTGTCTAGTAATCCCACAACTTCCCTCCAATTCGTTTGTTGTTATGTCTATATTATTAAACTCCCTACAGTTTGTCAACAACTTTATCAAACAAAAAAGCGCCGGTTATGGCGCTCATCTGTTAATGCTTGCTTAGAATACTACTTTGCCGCTTGCATCTATTGCACCCATCTGGTGTGCGTTTTTGACGCGTAGGCTTAAGTAGAATACTACTATTCGCTTCAAGACTTTCATATTGACCCTCCAAGATCGTTGATTTTTTGTTTATAAGACTTGCTTACATTCGTCACTGTATGATGCTTGTGGTTTTATGTCAACCCCCTAATTCTGGTGGGTCTAAATGAGGCTCTGGCAGCATACAATCATCACAAGTATGGTCAAACGCATTATCTTCATGTGCGCCGCAAGGCTGCCGTTCATCCATTGAGGTGCTGGGTCACCGCTGCAGCAATTTCTTCTAAAAGTCCATTCTGAAATGTGGTTTTAAAAAAGTTTGGCAGTTGTTCTGGCAGCATGTCACTATCATCATCAAGTATTGCATAACGCTCAACCTCTGGGTGCTTATCCAGCCAGGCTTGAATTTCGTGACCACGCACACCGGCAGTAATCATTGGTGTTACGTCATGGACCGGCACAATAGATTTTTCAACTGCAGCAACGCCGTCTGGGTGATGCCGCCAACTAGAACTAAGTACAATTTTGCAATCAGTATCAAGCTGAATTTTGCCAACCATAAATGCCATGTGCGGATCAATAGGGTATAGCTTGTTTTTAAAGCTGGTTGTTGCCCTTGAATTAACCACGCCATCAATATCTAAAAATAATACTTTCACTACTCCCACCTTTCATCATTCATGGACCAGGCGTAAGCTAATGCGCCCATTCCAGCCAATACCACTATCCACCAAAACACCAAAAATACTATGCCAGGCGTGTGGTAGTTGTTTGCATCTTTTACCATCTGTTCAACGCTCTTGCGCTCTAGGCTGATAAAACTGCCGGTCAGTGGCGCTAGTGTGCCATTACTCACATCTGCTATGAATGCGGCGCTAAAGCCGCTGGGCGCAATAACATCATAACCATACCGCGTATCACCATCTATGTAGTAATAGCCGCCTGTGCAGCCTTTGGCGCTGCTAAACCATCCACCGGCATTGCCAGCGTCCATGAACTCACTGCAGTCAGCGCTACTTGAAAACACTGCAGCATTGAATAGGCTGGCTGGGTAATCTCTACCGTGCAACTTATAGCTGGGCGTTTCAAGCGTGTCTGATCCGGCATAATCCCATGTGTAGTACGTGGTGCAGGTCTCATTGCCATCATCGTCAGTAGTGCAGCTTTCATGCTCTGTGTATTCTTCTTTGGTTTTTTGCACACAGCCATACTCTTTTGACATTTCAGGGAATTTGACCAGCTGGGTAGGTTTGAACTCACCGCTGCCCAGTAGCTTGCCCTGGTGACTATCTATAGCGTAATTAAAGCGATCCTGCTCAGTAGCCTGTATAGCGGTGTTGTACGTTCGGGCAGTCTTAGCACCACCGGCATCAATTGCGCCTTTGGCAGCAAAGCCAACCGGTATAAGTAGAATTGCACCCAGCACTACAAGCAGGACACGCTTATAATCATTCATGCTAGTTAAATAGGTTTCTCGCCTCAGCGTTATCTACGTTGAAATCTAGGTACTTGTAATCTTTAACGTCATAGCCCATGATGCCCAAAATCATGCTGCGTGGGAATGAGCGCACTGTTTGGCTGTACTCTTTGACATCTGCGTTATATTGCTCACGGTATGATGCCAAGCGGTTTTCAGTAATGCTGAACTCAAGCATAGATTGCTTATAGAGGTCAATGCTTTTGATTTGTGGGTAGGCTTCTGCCACTGCCTGGATGGTAAGCATTGCCTGGTCAACATTGCCGCTGTTGCCCTGGCTGCGTGCCTCAGCAATCTTTGTTTGGGTTGCTTGCTCAAATGTGGTTGCAGACTGGACCGCATCAACTAGGTTGTTGAATAGATCAACGCGGCGCTGCTCTTCTTTGCTGATATTGCTTTGGCTGGTGTTAATCGTCTCTTCTTGCCGGACCGCTGTATTGTTGGCGCTGGCAAAGGTGATGATTATGATGGTGACTAATACCACTGCAACGGCTGCTGCAATGAGTAAATTAGTTGTTCGCTTTGATAGTGTTGGTACTGATGGTGACATGGTTTTTACTCCTTAAATATATTTGCTTATGTACTTATCATTTGGGTCAAGCCGTTTGTGCAGCTTAAACAAATGGTCTTGGTAAAATTCAACCGCACGCTTTTGGGCATTGGTTGTTACTGGTCTCTGGGTATTTATGCTGACATTTTGGCGCTCTGCTTTTACCAGATTAAGCAGGGTCTTGCGGTCTTGGTCTTTAACTTCAACTTTTACGCTACTCATGCTGACAATATCCTTTCAAACACTGATTGTATTACGTTTGTAGTAACAGCGTTGCCAAGCATCTTGTAGCGCTGCCGGTCAGTATACTCTTCATTGTTGACACCGTTTGCCGTCCAGCCGTCTGGGAATGCCTGCAGGCGCTCACATTCAGTTGGTGTGAGGCGGCGCAATCTGCCATCTGCAGCTACGGTGTATATCCACATGCCGGTATCAAGGGTTGGTGACACATCGCTTACCCTGCCGCGCCTGGACCGGCTGTTTGGCATTGATAGGTTGACTGCCTGACCTGGTGAAGCCATTGCAAAGCCTGCAACCGTAGCCTCTGGTATTCTTACTTGCGGCTGGCTGGCACGCGCTTTGGAATTATCACGTTGTTGGTTATCTTTGCCTGTTGCTCTGCTGAAAGGAAATACTTGGGGTCTACCTGATCCTCTAAGATGTCCGACAATAATAATCCGGTCTCTGTTGTGCGGTACTGCGTGATTTGTGCTGTTAATAACTTGCCATTGGCAATCATACCCCAGCTCATCAATGGTTTTGATGATGGTTCTGAAAGTTCGTTTGTTGTCGTGTAGTGTAAGCCCCTTGACGTTTTCAAATACGAATAGTTTAGGTTGTTTTGCTTGCAAAATTCTTGCAAGGTCAAAGAATAATGTGCCTCTGGTATCTTCAAATCCTTTGCCGCGTCCAAGTATGCTGAATGATTGGCACGGAAAGCCGCCCACCAAGCAATCAAAGTCTGGTAGCTCTGCCGCATCAATTTTTGTAATATCCCCATAATTCTTTACCCCCTTAAAGTGTCGCTCATACACGGCAATTGCGTTTTTATCTATTTCACTGTAGCCAACATACTCAACTTTTGCGCCGGATCGATCCGCTGCATGGTCTATACCTAGCTCAAAGCCACCAATGCCGGTGAACGTACTAAATACTTTCATCGCACTTTAGCCTTGAGTGCTGCGGCTTGCTCATCTGAAATTATAAACTCTGTACGAATAGCAATCTGACCGGTTGACTTAAGATCACCCAAGCTAATCCTGTCTGGTATGCCGTCAGTAATTACCATTTGTTGCAGGTCAGCTGCGCCAGGGTAGTTTTTTAGTACCTGTTCACGCTCTTGCTTTTTGAGCTTGGCGTAATAAGATTGGTCATTGTCACCAAAGTCTTTATACCGTGTGGTTACTTCTGCTTTAGGCATTACTAGCACCCCCAATTACATTTTCTTTGTAGTATTTGCCAGGCGCTTTGCAGTTTTTGAGCGCGGTTGCCATGTATTTTTGGTTGATGCCTTTACGTTCTGCATATTCCAGCAGCTCAACCATACCGGCTTGCCCATTCACATTGACAAATTCCTGCGCTTTTCGCACCCAGAACTTGTGATATTTACCAAAACCAAATTTAATCAGCTTGTCATTTAGCCATAGGGCAGCTTCACCAGCCACCTCTTTAACAGCCTCAACAAACTTATATGTTTCATCGCGTACCATCTTGCACAGCTTTGCAAAGTAACGGCTAGGCTGCTCTTTGGTGAGCGCCAGGGCAATCATTTTACCCCATTCCTCAGCCTTACCAGCCTTTTCAAGCTTGATTTGTACGGAACGGTAGAATGGCAAAAAGCTCTGATTGTCTATCAGTTGGGCTGCTTCCCCTATTCTGTCCAGCATTGTTTGAGTCCGCTGGTCACTCACTGTGTAAGACATAAGTACCCTCCAATTCATTTGTCTGTACTTCAATATAGCACTAAGTAATTTGATTTGCCAAGTCGCTTGTGCAAAAACCTGTGAATAACGTGTGCAAAAGCAGCTTCATTACCGGTTGCTTCTATATAGTGTATAAAATTGTTCTTAAAGAACATTTCTATATAGTATGTAAAAAGACTTTGTGACCTCTGTTAATGGTTTACAAAAAAGCTATCAATACGGTTGCCCATTGGCGCAAGTGCAACACCAATAGCCTTAATTGCCTTTTTGGTTTTGTAAGCATGGAACTCTTTACGGTTGGACAATACGCCCTCATAAAAGATTGGCATAAATTCGTTTGGGTTGTATTCGTAGTATTTGTTTGTGATTGACTTAATCATAAGTACATATTAGCACATCAACGCTATTTTGTCAATAGCTCAAGTGGTTTCAGGCTCTGTACGGCGCGGTAAAACAAATACGCTGCAATATACCGCTTCGCTGCCTAATCGCCTACCCTGCGCCATCCTACGCAATCTCAGGCGCTCTTCTAGCTCTGGGTACTCATCAATGTAAACCACGTTTTCTGTATTTGGTTCTAAATCCATAAGCATGATTATAACAAAAGCAAAACCGCCCTGCTGCTTTCGCATTCTGGGCGGTCATATATGCCGAATTGGAGTTCTGAGCTAAAGGGTGTCTTACTGCCCTAAAGCCTACCTTGACTATATCATAACCTTTTGGGTGCTACTACCGGTAGGTTTATATGTTTTTGCATATCGCATTGCCCCGTAGTTACAGAATGCCGCACACTCAGTTGGGTCAATCTGAAAATCTGGGTTCATGCTGGCGTACCCAAACATGCCGTCTTTACCAATGCTGCGCTTTTTGGCTGTCTTAATACTGCCATTCAATGCTGGTTGATCGTAGTGGGTCATGGTGCGCTGCACAATTGCCGTGTCAAACGCTGCGTAAGCCGCCCCAGCCTCTTTTGCATTGGGTGTTAGTATCTTCTTACTAATTCGCTTGTCAGTGCGTACCAGCTCTTCTACAAGTAGCTGCGTGCCGCTTGCGCCGTCAATGATGATTTTGGCAGCCTTGCGCCACCGGTCTTTGGTTTTATCAAATAGCCAGTTGGTTATCCAGTACGTGCCTGCGCTCATTGGCTTGCGCTCAACCAACTCAACATGGACCGTATCATTAGGCATGTATACACCCACTCCCAGGCTCACAGCGCTGCCGTCCGGCGCAAACTTGATGCAATACACCAAACGTGGCTCAGGCTCTAGTGTGACCTTTTTAACGGCTAATTGCGCCCAATGCTCATCACTAATGGCACGCTTGCTTTCAATGCCTGCTATCCAGCCCAGGCGCATTTTGTTGAAGCTGTCTATTGCCATGTCTTTGGCTTCATTGCGGACCGCCATAATCATCAGGTGGTAGCCCAGTGATGGGTTTGCAGCATACCATGCCTCTTCATCGCTAGGATCGGTAAGCAACTCAACTGACCACTCTTGCCAACAGGTATCATGGTCTTTGCCGGTAATGACGTTGTAGCGTATACGGATGAACACAGTACCATTGCCGCCACCGCTTGGTGGTGTACCGGCACGTATGATCTGCTGATTTTGTGACTTACCGGCTGAAATGGTTGGTAGCAATGCCTCTTGCTGCGCGTCAGTCTCTTCTTGCGCCTCATCCAGTATCAGGGTGTCATTGGTAGTACCCAGCCCACCGGTACGGGTTCGCGTCCTGAACACACAGCGCCCACCGCCACGCGTCTCAAGGTAATCAAGGCTCTTGGGGTCTTTATCAAACTCTGCAGTAAGCAGGTTGCGTATCTCTTCTTTGGCATTGTAAAAAAAGTTTTGAACGCGGCGCTTCACTTCGTCAACAGTCTTATCAGAGTGGGCAGTATAAATTAGCGCTTCATCCATGAATATCATGCCGCCAATAATACGGGCAATAATAATCTCTGTCTTACCATTCTGGCGTGGCACAAGCAGACCGGCTTTTGGGTTGGACCACATCCACTTTTCTAAATCATCATCCCAGTACACTGCCAGCCAGCGGTAAATAACAATCTTCTGCCATAGCAATAGGTGAATGCCATAGGCTTCCATCAGCTGTATGGTTTTATCAGCAAGCCAAATATCGCCATTATTCCATTGGTCTAAACGGGGCTTCTGATTGCCGTAACGCTTCTTTTTATTATTTGCCATCTGCCGCCTCCAAATCCTCAATTGTTACTCTTGATGCAAAACTAGTATGCCGTGCGCCTTTGCCGTTTTCGCTGGGGCGTTTGCGCTTAATGTCCGGCATGTCTGACAGCAATGCACCCAATGGCGTTTCAGCCTTTGGCTCTAGCCTGCGCTTGTATACATCAATCTGGGTCATAACTTCCATCATTTGAGCTGATAGCTGCCCTGCATCGCGTGCGCCAGCACCTTGCTGCAGTTTACTTGCCAGCTCATCACGGATAGCCTCAAGCACGCCCATGCGGTTGTTTTCTTTGGCATGATCCACAATAGTCTTTTCTGATTTGCCGCCATTTGTGAGACCGGCGCGGTGAATGTTTTTAATGCGGCTTGGGTTACTGATAATGTCATGCCAGAATGCCAGCGCTGCATAGCCCTCAGTTGGCAGCACATCAAGCCCAGTGGTTGCAAGTAAGCGTATCACGTTTGGTGACAGGGTTTTGAAATAGTTTAGCCAGCCATCGTAATTGTCTTGCTTGGTGAGCCGTACTTTTAGGTTCTCTTCATTCCAGTCTTTTGTCAGCTGAACAAATTGTTTGTTCGTTCGTTTCATAAACCACTTTTCAAACATTTCATCAGTGATTTTAGGCTGAACAACTTTTTTAATTACCTTTTTGGTAATCTTTTTGCTTGCCTTAGCAGCTGGCTTTTTACCCTTAATGGGTTTGCTAACAGTAGTAGGCTTGGCAGCTTTTGGGGTTGCCTTAACAGCCGCCTTACTTTTCTTAGCGGTTTTTTCTGGGGTTATATCCTCAGCTTCACCACTAGGCTTACTACTCTTTTTGGGCATAGTAAAAACCTAGTTATTCTTGGCTACCAAGTTCAAAGTGATGCCCACACTCTGGGCAAGTTACCTCATGGTTTTTATATCCGGCATCAGTATTACTGTCACCGCCGCTGCCGCCTGAGCCTGGCAGCTTGAATGCAGGCACGCCAAATTGCTCTAATTCGTCAAGATCCCATAGGTTGGCAATAATGTCAGTATCCCAGTCACCGGCACTTACGTTGTCTTTTACCATGAACTCACGCTTTTGCTTCTTGGTGAGACCGGTGACCTGCAGCACGTTCACATCTGCATATTGTAAGTCTTGCAGCGCATAGAGGCGCTGGTGTCCGGCTAGTATGTTCATATCCTCATCAATAACGATGGGGCGTATTTGCTTCATTTCAGGGAACTCAGCCAGTGATTTTTTCAAAGCCTCATAAGCTTTACGCCCAATTTTGCGTGGGTTTTCTTCGCTGGGTATTAAGTCGCTGATCTTAGCAACAAACTCTTTTGTAGTAACTTCTGCCATCCTCATCTTCTCCTTTTTTTCCGTGTAGTCCACGTATATGGGTTGGTTTATGGTGTAATTATAACATAACCACTTAGTGTACAATAAATGTATACAGATTGGAGGCAGCAACACTTATGGACCGGACACCAAAAAAGCCTTGCAAGCATTGCGGGCTGATGGGGCATTACGCTTACGCATGTTATCAAAATCCAAAACGCGCACTCAAAGCACTCAAGCGCACTGAGCTTAAACGATCAACAAAGCCAATAAATAAGATAGGCAAAACAACCAAGCAATGGTTTATCACGCGTGCCAGCTGGATCAGAAAAAACCCACCTGATGCCAATGGCTACTGGGAATGCTATTTAAAGATACATCCCTGGTGTCCTGGTCGCGTTGATATTAAGCACCTCACACTGGACCATGTAGTAAGCCGGTCACGTGACCCCAGCCTGCGTTTCAACCTCAGCAACTTAAAGCCTGCCTGCAGCTACTGCAACACCGAAAAGGGCAGCAAGTCGCTTGACTATGTGAAGCAAGCGCCTGTACAATAAATGTATTCAGTAACACAAAACAAACACTGACCAATAAAAATAGCCCCACTTGCGAGAGGGGCTATTTTGGTTATTGCGGTTATCTGAACTTAGGCAGCGTAGTGGCTTCAACGTCTTGCATCTTTTCACCAACACCGGTTGGCTTCCATAGCCCGTAATACGTGGCTACAGATATTGCAAATGCTGGAATGACCGCAAGTAGCGCCAGCCCCAAGTCAAACGGTGCGCCGGTGCTTATAGCAGTTGCCAGCTGGGTTACCAATGAGGTGACCAGCGTAAGCCCTGCAAGCAGCCAAGCTTTGGTTGAGCCTGCGGTTACCCGTGTAGTCACCAGACCCACTAGGATAGGCAGCACAACCGCTAAAACGATTTGGACCACTATTGCCCAGTCAAGTGAAAATACCACTGCTGGGGCGTTTATAATGACGGCAAACAAATTCATGTTTAAAGTCCTAACTTACGATTTACTATTGCTTGCACTGCCGCGTAATCGTAACCGGCTGCAGTGATGCGCTGTTTGCGCTCTGGACCATTGCCCCATGAGCCTTGCAGCACTTGGTTGGCAATCTCTTCATTGGACTTTTTGCCCAAGTTGGTTTGACCCAGTTTTTGATTAACAATTGATTGAACAGCGTTATAGTCATAGCCTGCGCCAACCAAACGATTGCGCCGGTCAGGACCGTTACCCCAAGCACCAGCCAATACCTGTTCAGCAACTTGCTCATTGCTCAGGCGTGCTGGCTGGGCAGGCTTTGCAGGTGCTACACCATTAACGATGTTCTGAACAGCCTGGTAGTCATAACCTGCGGCTTCTAGGCGCTGCTTACGCTCTGGGTTGTTGCCCCATGCACCGGCAAGCACTTCTTGTGCCACAACCGCGTTAGACTTGCGTGCAGGCGCTTCTACTGGGTTGCCTACGCTACCATTAACGATAGCTTGAATGGCATTGTAGTCATACCCTGCAGCAATGAGGCTATCACGGCGCTGTGGGTTATTACCCCACTTGCCTGCTAATACTTCGTTGGCAATCTCTTGGTTGCTCTTTTTGCCTGGCTGTGGGGCAGGGGCAGGTGATCCGCCATCAAGTAGGGCATTAACACGGTTTGCAAGCTCTGGCAGCCATCCTAATAGCTGAACAGGACAGGCGGTAGGCTTCTGCGATACCTGGCTGTGACCAAATAGGTTTACGCCTGGCACAAGCTTACCAATGCTTGGGTTGCGCCGTACAATGTCAGCACACAGCTCAACAAGCGTGTTGCGTGTTTCAGCTGCTACATCCCAGTTTGGTGCGCCGGATGAGTTGACGTTTTCAATACCAATTGACTCTTGGTTGACAGGGTAATTGCCACAGTGGTAAGCCGTGTGGCTTTCAGACACGTATTTGTCTACATTGTTATTGCGCCCTACGCCATAGTGCGCTGATGCGCCGCGTCCAGGGTTAGCAAAAACAGCACCAATGCTATCAAAGCTAGTGCTTGCAGCGTGGTGAATGATAATCTTTTTGATTGTCTTACGGCTGGTGTCGTAATTCGCTGGGTTAGCTGGGTTTTGACGTACTGTATAAGACATTTATTCATCCCCCTTGCCGCTACCCATAGCGTCTAGCTCTTCTTGGTGTTCTGGTGTGACTTCTACCTCTGACATAGAAAACTCCTTTTCTTTATGACTCAATTATAACATAAGCACCTACCATGAATTTGATAGTGGTACTTGGTTGATTGCTAAGTTGCTTTCATAATCTGACTCCATACGCGCACCCTTTTTGCGGTTGCATACGCTATGAGACAGCTGCAGGTTTTCTAGGGCGTACAGTGAGCCGCCACGCGCACGCGGCACTATGTGGTCAATTTCTACTGCCAAGCCATTGTAAGCGCCTGTTGTGGGGTCTTTCATGGGCAGCTGCACATCAATGTACTTGTGACATATAGCACACACTGGATCAAGCGTAGCAAGCGCACGCTTGCGCGTTGCAGCCCATTCAGTCTTGTTGAACTTCTGGGTTCGCGGTAAACCGTCCATAGGCTATGGCTTAGTGTAGTAAATCGTGACGTATGTAATTTCAAATGCAGTACGGTCAGTATAGGTTGTAATAACAATATCTGTGCTAGTAATTTCTAGCTTAAACTGACGGGTAGAGCCTGTATCCCATGACAATATCGGACCCCATGAGCTTCCAACAGATACCATACTAAAGCCCTCATGCTTGATGATGTGGTTATAGCCACCGGCAAGACCATGTGAGACAGATTTAGCGGTTGTATTTGGCAGTGCGCCAAAGTTGATAGTTTTTTTGTAAATTACTTTTCCATCAACCCACCTAGTGCCGGTGTCGGTTTCAGAGGTAGAATAGTTGTTTGGTATGTTCAATAGTGCTGCCGGATAGCCAGACGGTGTGTTGTCATAGCTATATGCTGGGCGGTCAAGTGGTACGTTTGCAACGGTGTATGTGCCGCCACCGCTTACGGTGACAGTCGTGTTAGTTGAGAATGCTGAACTAAGCACATAGAAGTATTTGACTGATCCACTTTGATAAATTCGTAGTTTTGTACCTACTGGGAATTGCGCGGTTAAATCAACACCGGCAATTGTGAACGTGGTAGCGCTACCGTACACCCAAGTATATGTTGCATCATGCAGCCAGCCACCTTGAGGCTGTGCTGTAGCCATAAGGCGTAAATCATCAATCACAGAGTTGCTTATTGATGTTGCGCCTGCAGCAACGCGCACACGCGCCAATTTGACGTATGGGTTACCTGAGCCAACTGCAGCCTGGATGGTTGCATTACTTGGGTCTACTGGGCTACCGGCAGCTGTGCCAGGTACGCTGATAATCTTGACCACACCGTTAGTGTTGTTTGCAACACCGGTGCTTGGGGTTTGCCCGTAGTCAATGTACATCACAACAATGTCACGGCGTGGGTTTGACCCGTCAGCTGTAGCAATAGTGCGGTTGTATACGGCATCATTCCATGCTGGGTGTCCATAAGTACCATCTGAACGCTGTATGATTGCGTCACCAATAGCAACGTCAACGCTCATGTTTGCGCCAGCGCCGCGTTGGCTTACTGTAAGCCCGTTAAGCACTTCACCAATAAAACCTTTAGTAACACCTCTTAGGTGTCCTGCTTCGTTAGTTCGTCCGCCGTCTCTGTTGCTAGTTGCTAAACTCATGCTTATAATCCTTTTGCTTTAATTTTACAATACTTGCTCTTCAATTACTAGTTCACCTTTTTGGGTTGCAAAGGTATAAAACCTGAGCCGTATACCTGCTGGATCACTGTTATAGTCAACGTGCTTTACCTTAAGCCACCAACTATATGGATCATCACCCACCGGCTCTAAATCGTATGACATGCCTTGATAGGCAAACTGAAAGCCAGTCTCAAAAAATATGTTCATAAAGCCACGTGTTGGCTCTGGCACTTGGTAGGTAATCTTGTATAGTTTTTTCCACGTTGGATCAGTGATATTAAGTATTTCATAATCCCAGCCTGGGCGCGCATCATGGCGGTAAAATACCCAGCTGTCACCGGCAATTGGCTGTGGGGTTGTTTTCATCTCTTCAAGCACACGCTTTGCAGCGTATACCCTATCTTGCAATGTCTCTATATCACTTCTGCCAGCCATTTTATATATACTTCCAGGTTACAGTGCCAGTATCTGTGCTATCCACTATAAACTTAACTTTAAGATTTATACCACTACGGTAAGCTGTAAGGTTGAAATACCAGCCATCAAGCTTTGGTGTTGGCTGCAGACCGGCGTAAGCCAAAAAGCTGTCATGCACATAACCATTTACTGCAGCGTCCTGCACATGATCGTCAAATGAGTTAATCGTGTAATAGGTGGTGTTATCAATCAGAATAATATAGCGCATGTTGTTTACGGCTGCCAGCTGGGTTGCTGCTTCAAATAAAACGCTTACATCTATCTGGCGGCTTGAAAATGGTGTATAAGCCCAAACTGGTGTCCAATCAATATCCCAGCCCCCGTTTTCATTAACGTATGTTTGGACCGTATCAGTGCCAGTAAATTGCTTTTGTTTCAGCTCACGTATCTGATCCTCAATCTGCTTGAGTTCGTATGCCAAATTATTATAAATAATGTCTGGGTTCATTAGTCTATATATCCTGCCTCTAATAATAGTGTACCGCTGTCAGTAGCATAAAAATATACCTTTACATAAAGCACTGTGGTGTCTGGGAATGTCGCGGTTTGCACATAGCCCTTGTACGCAATGGTTTTTTCACCTGTGCGCGAAAAGCTAATGTAATTAAAGCCGCTTACTTGGTTTGGTGTCGCTGGGTTATTTGGGTTGCCATAGAATACTTGGTAAAAAGGTGTTGCCCAGGGTTCAAGCTGATTATCTGCAGTGAATGTAATCGTAAAGTCAGCGCGTGTGCCGTCACCCCATTCATTCAAGGCAGTAACGATGTCATAGGGCGTAGGGTTGCCGCCACCATCTAAAAACTGAACAACATTTGGGCGCATGATGTCGCGCCCAATTCGCTGGGCGTTTTTAATCTCATCAATGTCACGGCGTAGTTGCTTAAAATCTTCCGCAAACTGCTGGTCTGGTAGCATCGCTAATCTTGTCATAAGCCATAGTTATCCACCACTAAATCAATATCCTCAGCGTCATTGGCATCAAGTGAACAAGTTATTTGTTCAATCCTAAACATGCCATCAAGTGGTAGGGATGTGAAGCCCTGAGTGTTGACCGGTATGATGTCACCAACCCATACGGTGTTGAGGTCACAAAATTCACCATCAACCTTTAGCTTTGGCAGCATCACAATATCTTTGCGTAGCAGCACTTCACTGACTGCCTGCTGGTCAAGGGTCTGTTGCACTGCTATTGAGTTAAAGCTAAGTATCTTCTGGCGCGTGCCGTAATTGGCGCGGCTGGCAGTGTCACCGGCTTCACTGCGTAGTGTCTCTTCACCAAAGCCTGAGCCTAGCGCAATAATATAGTTGTACAGATTGAGCGCCGTGCGCGGCACTGTCATGCTCTTGATGTTATACGGGTATGTAAAGCGTAGATTGTCACGGGTTGCGCCCATCTGGGTATAAGTCTCAAATGTCCGGTCAGCTAAAAACTTAAAGTCAAATGTGCCGTCAAGTAGGTTGGTCATATTAACAATGGCATCTTTTACGTTCTGGTCAATGTAAGTACGATCACGCAACACGCCGCTGTCTTGTGACACGCCGTTTGTTATTCCAAAGCTGCCCATTACGGTTTGTGTCTCAGCAATCAAATCACGGGCAATTACTGCAGCATCTACTTGGCTATAGTTTTTGGTAACGTAGCGATCCATCATCAAGTCTAAGAAGCCGCTACACTTCACCTGCACGCCTGCACCACTTTCATCAAAGGTATATTGCATATCAACCACCTGCACGCCAAATAGGTATGCACCATTGCGCCGTACACGCACATCAGTAACGTAAGCCTCAAGCACCTCAATTGGCTCACTGCCCAGGCTGGCACAATATGCCTCAAATGCCTTAACATCCAGGCTAAAGGTCAGCTCTTCACGGTCATTGCGCTTAATGGTGTATGAGCGATTTTGAGCAAGCCCAGTGATGTCACCCACAAGTACGTTATTTATCCATAGTTCAAATTGGTATTTTGGTTGCATATTAAATACCTGTTACCCCGTTACGCCACTGCAGTTCAGCATATACGGTATCATCACTTGTATCACTGGTAAGCACAATTGAGTTGTCACCAGGCGTTAGACCCCACCAAGTGCTATCATCTGTGCGGTTGCCCATGATGTTGCTGCCGTTGAGCGTTACCGTGCGGTTTGACATATCAATTTCAATTACGTCACCATCAGCCGTGCTAATCTCTAGCGCAAATGTCTCACCGGTTGTTTGGTTGGTAATTATTGGGTCATGGGCTTCATCAAATAGCTGAATAACTGGGAATACGGTGGCATTACCAGAGTTGGTTACGATTGTTGGCTGTGCGCCGGTAGCCCAGTCAACAGGCAAGTCATAAGGCGTAACATAGCCGCCGGTCTGCGCCTGCAGGTTGACTGTGGCGGTTTGGATGTCACCACCATCAGTTGAGTAAAATAATGGGTCACCAGCCGTTAGCTGTATCAAGAAGTCACTGGTATGACCGCGCTGGCGGTATTCTACTTTGGCATCTGTCACGTTGGCATCTGTGCGGTATGTCTCACCGCTGAATGTAGTGATGTACACCGGTATGGTTGTGCCAATAGGCAGTGCAGCAATCAGTGCCTGACGATCAAGTGCGTGTTGCTCAACAGTACCGGCATTTTCACCAATGATACCGTTGATGGTAATTATGCGAAAACCAAGCAGCTGGTCACTGACCACGCCGCCGGACCGTCCACTAAATAAGAAGCTTGAGGTGCGAATATCTGCAACACCTAAACCGGTAACACCTTGAATGATGAAATGGCTGCCGTTTGCTAGGGCGCTTAGGGTTAGTATGTTGTTCAGATTTATATTCATGTTATCGCCTTACCTGCCACGCTAAATCACGTGTTACTGCATCCAAGTCAACTTGGTTGTAGATGTCATTATTTTGTACTATCTGCGGACCTGCTGCAATAGCGCCGTTTGCGCTGCTTGGTACGGTACTCATTGGCGTTGTAGTCATGCTGGCAGTCAGATTAGGGTTAGCAGTCATTGCACCCAGTGCATCACTTGACATAGCATCAACAGCTTTTGTGACTAATCCAGCGCTGCCCTCAATACCCTTTGCAAGCCCCCTGTCCAGGTCACGACCAATACCGGCAAACACCGTTGATGGTGAATGGATGCCAAAAAAGCCCTTGATGCCATCCAGGATGCCTTGCCCAAAGCCTTTAATTTTATCAATTACCCAGCCGCCTAAGTCCTTAATACCATTCCACAAGCCTTTAATCATATCGCCACCAATACGCGCCAGGTTGCTAGGTGATAGTGTTTCACCAATGATACGCATGATGTTGCCCAGTGCGCCAACCAATGAGCCAATGATTTGTGGTATTGCTTTCACCAGCGCCATGAATAGCTGAATGGTTGCATTTATCATCATGTTGATGAACTTGGTGCTTGTAATCGTTTTAACAATGTTTTCAATGATGGTTGGCAGTGCGTTGACCAGCGCAACGATAATGACCGGCAAAGCCTTAATAATGGCTAGGAATAGCTGTATAGCGCCCATGATGAGGGCGGTAAGTGCTTCTGGGCTGGTAAGACCGTTTACGATAGCCTCAATGATGGTAGGCAGCGCATTTGCAATCATAGTAACGATTTCAGGCAGCGCCATGACGATTGCCAAGAATAGTTGTATAAATCCATCAATAAGCAGTGGCAGGGCTGCTAGAAGCGCTGCAATGATGGTAGGCATAGCCTTTACAATTGCTTGGACCAGGCTAACTACTGCGCCAATAAGTGCAGGTATGAGAGTTGGTAGCGCGGCAGATAATGCCGGTACGACTGCTTGAACAATCTGCACAATACCATCAACCAATTTAGGTAGCAGTGCAATGATCTGCGGCACAGCAATTTTGATGGTGCTGACCAGGCTATTAACAAAGCCGGTGACGTTGCCGGTTGCCATAAAGTCTTGGAATGCTTTTTTAGTAGTGTTGATTGAGCCAGCAAGCGTGTCATTTTCTTTTGCATAGTTACCGGCATATTTGGCGGTCTTTTCCATGAACATCTGCTGGGCAAGTCCAACCTTTTCTTGTATGGACATTTCAGAGGTTGTTTTGTTGATGCCCTTAGCTGCAGCATACGCGCCAATGGCGGTATCATTCATTGCAACACCAAGATTATCCATCATGGTGAAGTTACCCTTAGCCATACCAGTCACAGCTTCAAGCGCACTGGTGGTATCAATACCCATGATTGATGCAACGTCTGAGGCGCGTTGCATTGACTCTTCTGACATTTGCATGGACTTTTGAACGTCAAAGCCTGCGCCCTGGAATAGTGACCCCATTTTGTTTGCGCCCTGCAAGAACTCATTTTGGCTTAAGCCCATGTTGGTATAAGCATCATCTGCAGTGGCTTTAATCTTTGCAGCGTACTCACCAAATACCGCCTCAGCACCGCCTAGCTGCTGCTCAAGCTCTGCACCGGCAGTAAGTGCCTTAGTTGTCAGTGCAACCATTCCAGCAGCGCCTGCAGCCATTCCAGCGGCAATAGCAATACCTGCGCCCTTAGCAAAGCCACCTAGTTTACCTAGTGCGCTTTGGAATGGACCGCTATTTTTTTCAACCTCATCACCAAGTGCTGCAGTAGCTGGACCGGCAGCGCCCTTAAAACCAGCGGCAATTTTGCCCTGGATGCCGGTCATATTCGGCGTTACGCGTACTGTTGCTGATCCAATGTCACCTGCCATGTGGTTGCTGCTACTTTCGGAGTTTTATTAAACCAGTTTTGCCGCAACCGTAGCGTATGTTTATATTGCAAATTATACCATAAGCTGTTACACGCGCCCAGCATCTCTTGCTTTGATTAAAGCCATGTGTCCAATGTAATTCTGGTGGGCATCTTTACCCCGTGCCGTGATGGTGGCAATTGCACGCCTACCTTTTTTGACCGTGCCAACTGAATGGGTAACGGTTATTTCAGGTGGGTCACTGCTCATGCTGGCTGCCATTGATTGTGCGCGTGCTGCAATGGCATCACCGGACTGCTTAATTAGCGGCGCTACCATGTCCGTAAGGATCACAGCGGCTGCTTGTGTGTCCAGTGAAAATGATACGTCTCTGCTCATACCACTTAGTATAGCGCACGCGTATGGGTGGTTACTATAGCTCACTCCCCTACTCTGCCGTGTGTGTCGCATAAAAAAAGCCGTCAAGGTGTTTGACAGGCTGTAAATTTTATTATGATAGGGCAGGGGAGTGGTAGCCACCCCTGTTAAGCGTTGTATCGCCTACAATGCCACTTTTTGGCTAAAAAGCCAGCAGGGGAGTGCTATTTTACTACTTACGGGGTTTGGCAAGCAGCTCTTTAATGGTGTCAATGTCTGCAGCTTGGGTATCTTTTTTAATGCCGTTATCACCCATAGCCTTTTGCATAAAGTCCGGTACAAATAACTTGGGTCTAGCAGCCATGTGCGCTGCTTTTTTCTTTGGATCAAAGCTTTTTTGCCACACAAGCGTTTCAAGTAGCCATACCATCTTGTTCTGAAATATCTCACCATAGCCCCACTCAGTGGCTGGCTGTATTCGCTTAAACACACGGCAGTCACGCGGTAACTGCCATAGCAACCGCGCTGCACGTTTGCGATCAACCGCCGCGATGTCTAAGCCATAATACTGCTGAAAGTCCGCCTCTAATTCGTCAAAATACTCACGGCGTATTTTGATTAAGGCTAGTCTTTTGGGTCAAAATTCTTAATGATTACCTGGTAGATGTCACCAAGTTTGCCAATGCGTAGGCGTGGCTTATAGCCCTTTTCATCTTTATGCTCTTCTGCGTCCAGCTTGGTAAAGTGATCCTTGATTTTTTCAAACTCTTCTTTGCCTACCAAAAAGTGCATCAGTGGCACTACGGCTGTAATTTGGTTTTCGTTTTCAATCTTATTGATGAGCGCAAACGCGTCAACATCGTCTAGCAGGTCAGTGTCTACTTTGAATTTGTAGCCCTCAATCTCTAGCTCTTTTGTTGTGCTGGTCTCTACTGGTGGCGTTGTATCTGCCATGTTGTTTTCTCCAATTCTAGTTTGTTATCGTAAGCACAATTATAGCATAAAGAAAAGCGCCCAGACTAGCCAGGCGCTTAACTCCGAATTACCGCTTACTAAGAAGCGATTGCCGCAATGTACTCTTTGTGAGAGTCACCGTCATCAGCTGGGAATGCCTTAAGGTTGATTGGGTAAGCAACAGGCTCACCGTCAACATAAGAGATTTCCGCGCTACGGTCAGCGATGCGACCCCGTTCAACCACGATACGCTTCACGCGTCCGCCGGTCATAACGAGTTCTGCAACAAACACGATTTCAGGCAATGTTTTACTATTGACCTTAATTGTGATGTTTTCACCGTCAACTGTGACGTTATCCTCACCATAGTACAGCTTGGCAACTTCTGCGTTCGTCTCAATGAGGTTGAACGTAAACATTTCCATGAATGTGGTTTGGTCTGACAACACGTTGTCACCGCCCCAAGCAAACACATCTTCTACGTCAGCCTCAATGTTGTTCACCAAGCCTTCATCAGACACATAGCCTAGATTTGCAAAAGCAGCGTCTAGGTCAGATGTGGCGTTTGTTGGTACTGTCGTACCGGCAGGGGCTACGAATAGCGCACCTAAAGCTTTTGGCTTACCAAATGAGACGTTTTGAGAGTCGTTATTAGCCATAATGGTTTTTTACTCCGTAAACTTGTTGGCACAACTACCGTGTTTCAGGCGCTCTGCTTATGGTTTAGATTATAGCACTATTTTTCTTGATCGTTAAAGTTTTCACTTGCAAGTTTATAAATACGCCATAACAAGTACGATAATAGCAGCGTTTGCAGGTGTACAGTCATTGAGTATATAAAACTAAGCAGCTGCACAGTGCCTGGTCTGCCGGTCTCATGGAATAGTGTAACAATGTTGATGCCAATAGGTATCAAGCCCATGATGATGATAGTCAGCGATATTGCAAACAGCGTATTACGAAAACGGCGCACGTGCCGGTCAGTGATAGGGTACTTAAATAAGCTCACCTGTTTCACTATAACTTTGATAATAAAATACATTGCCACTGCGCTGATGGCAAGTAAAATCAGTATGTACGGTATTAAATCTATCATTTTTTCCCACTTCTCTTGTTTGTTGGCTGATGCCCACCAGCCGCTAGGTATATTTTAAGCGTAAACCCATTTTCTACCAATAGGTCATTTAGGTGTTTATTTGTCTCTTGCGCTTTTTGCGCGGCATCTTCACTGGCTGATTTATGCAGCTCTATCTCAACACGGCTAGAGACAGCCGGTTTGACTACAATAGGCTCTTCTTGTGGCTTTCGCCTAAACCATCCCATAATTATCGCCTACCTTTCACAGCTTCTATCTTGCCTGCCATTAACTCTTGCGACTGTGCAACGCCTAGTAACACCGTTTGGTCATTCTTAGCCATTTCACGATAGTCTGTTGTATGTATTTTATTATCTTCTAGCCGCGCGTTCTGTAATAAATCTATCTTAATGTCCTTTTCGTCAATCTTTTTAGTGAAGTAGTTCCACATAAAGCGAATGACGATAATGAGGGCAATGACAGTTACACCAAGCACACCTTGAGTGAAGTAATAACTGATTGGGTCATTAGGTGGCGTGACTGCCGCAAGGTAACTCAACATGGCTATGAACTTTCATAAGGGTCATACATGCTGCTGCCAGGCACGGTGCTTATGCTGGTGAGGCGTTGCGTACCGTAAAGCCCCAGGTCATGCAGCTCAGACTTTTTAAACCACAAATCACCGGCAGGGTTGGTAAATACAATGTTTTCAGAGTATGGACCGGCTGTTTGCTGGATGCTGTTTGCTGGTGGCGCGTCAATAGGTGTGAGCATGGCACGCTTTGCAGCTTCCATGACTACCCACTGGGCTGTTGAAAAGTATGCAGGGCTTGCATTTACTTTAGCGTCCAGGTCAACGCCCACATTGTCAGCAATGATGCGTAAGCGGTTGCTGGCGCGTGTTAGCAGATCAAGCGCACGGGTTGTATTATCCGGTGCTTTCCAAAACGCGGTTAAATCATCCACATTTGCGTATGGGTTAGGTGACACTACTGGTGTTGTTACGCCTGCCATTACTGTGTACCTCCATTATTCATAAAGCTGCCGCCAGAAGCCGCCAGGCGGCGTTTAACAAGCTCTTCTGCCTGTCTGATGCCAATACCCATCATACGGTAGCCCTCAACAGTACCAACAAGCTCTGGCATTGCCTGGAATAGCTTAAACATAGCGTCACCAACCTGCCCAATGTCTGCCTGAAATATAGGCTTCCATGCAGGTATCAATTGGCGTAATTGCGCCGGTACATTGTCATTGCCGTCAAGCGCTAGGCGTAGGGTTATCATCAGCTCTTTAAATTGCTTGCCCATTTCGTCTTGGCAGTTCTGCGCTTCAAGTAGTAGATCATCTGACATTGCAGCAAGGCTTTCAGCGCTGCTTGGGTTGCCGGTCTCATAGCCCAGGTTGCGTAGTGTCAATGCAGTCTCAGCACAGAAGTCACGGGCTTTATCTTTTTTGGCTGTCTCAAAGCCGGTGATGCTCATTTGCTGTAGCTGACCAATTTCAGGGTGGTTACCCTCTTCATCTACATTGATTGCCCAGACCTTACCAATGGCACTATCAAGTGCTGGGTCTTTTTCAGCGCCCTCAGCAAGTCCACTAATGTAGCGCTGTGGCAGTGCATAAAACTCTTCTGCAATCTCTTCACGGCGCTTGAGCCGTCCAACTTCATTGATGATGCGGCGTGCTGTGTTGCTCAGGCGTGACTTACCAAGTGGGCGGTCAGCGCTCTGGCGGTGGGTAACTGGGTGCAATAATGTGCGACCCGTAGGGTTTGGCTCAATTCGGGCAAGTACCCTATTCTCAAAGATTGCGGTAAATTCAGGGGTGAACAGGATATAATCTTTAGGCGCAAAGTTGATGCCAGCCTTTTTAGGCTTTGGCACATGCCACTTAGTAACAGCCAGACCCCACTTAAGTAAGCCTGTGCGCTGGTCAACTTCACCGGTAGCCTCAAGTGCTGTAAACGGTACAAGCACCTTTGGCGTGCTTGATGGCAATGGTGCATCAGATACGGCAATAAAGGCACAACCGGCAATAAAGGCATCATGCTTGGCTTTGCTCAGTACGCTAAAGCCGCCAATGCTATCCATGTAGTCATTGATGCCAGCAGTGTCACCAGCAAAACCGTCAAACGCTACACGATCAGATAGCGTGTTTACGGCGCGACCAGCCCAGCCAATACCAGGGCGCAAATTACGCATTCTTATAGGGGTAGAAATGCCCAAGTCAGGCAAGTCATTATCAGCATTGTAATAGTCGTATTTGTCTTGTACTTTTACTTGCTTTGAGGTAAGGCAATAAATCTGCCTGCTGGCTAGAGAATTTGCGATGTCTACGATGGGGTTTTGTTCCGGCTGCATTGCTTATTGCTTGTCCTTTTAAGCCAGTTTTACCGCAACCGTCAGCGTAGTTGTTATTGGTTGTTATTATACCAGATATTGTAATTGTAGCATAAGTGCTTTATGATGTGCGCTTTGCTCTGCGTTTTGCATCAGCTTTATTATACTCCTCACCTAAAAAGCCCTCTGGTAGCTCTTCAACTCTTACGAATGCGCCAGGCTGACCGGCGCGGTATTCTGCTTGCACTTTCATTAGCGGCACGTGCTGCCACTTATCATCAGGGATCAGCAGCGCCTCACTGAACATGTCAAGCAGGCTAGTCACCTTATTATCAATGTCGGCTTTGCCAATAGTGCCAAAATATATAATCACCTCTAGGCTGACCGGCTTAAAGAAGCGGTGGCGCGTCTGGCGGCGCAACTCAACAATTGACTCATCTTGCCACTGAACAAATTTTTTGTTCGGGAATGACAGCCCATCTTTGGTATTTATACGTGAGTTCTTTTTGCTGGGTATTGTACCCTTAAAGATTAGCTCAACGGTCTTTGGGTTTGACATAGTTGTTAAGCAACCCATTACGCGATTTATAGCCCTCAGTGCGTATATTGCAGTCACAACCGCCGTGCCGGTGAAATACCTCAGCCGGTGGGTTAGTATATTCACCTGCTTTGGATGTACACCATTTGCAGGTCTTGCCATTGGTTGTACGGATCACTCTGGTATACTTGCCGCTCTCACGGGCGTATTTGGCAGCATCATGCTGCGCCTGGCTTGCTGCGTAGTCTAAGTAATTCTTAACGTACTCCTGCAGCCCCAGTGCGCCGGTGGCAACGCTGGCGGATGCTACTTTTGCCAGCCCATAGTAACGCTCATCAATTCCTGGACCGGTAGTATAGTCAATTTCAAAGTCAAAGGCATTCATGTCATAGACTTTGGTATAAACTGCCGCGCCCACTTCCCTAAATAATATCTCTTGGTTGAGCTGGCGTATTTCTGGGTCAATTTCAGGGTTGTTAATCAGCTTGAGCGCTGCCATGACCTTATCAATGATAGTGCGGTTTAATTTAGCGTAGTCCATCAAAGCCCCAATCATCTATGGTTGATTTAATACAGAACGCGCGGCTAGAAGATAATAAAATACATACAACAGACTATCGTGAAATGGCTAAGAATGACCAAACGGTGTTACTAGGCGTTGCACAGTCGCAAGAGTTAATGGCAGGCA